TATTTCTCGGGCGCCTCTTCCTGCGCCCGGGGCGATGCCATGTAATGAAACCACGAAGACGTGTGGAGCGTTTACTAAGGCTATGTATCAATATGACGTTTGTGGATAATTATCTGGAATTAGACCAAATTTAAGTTTAATTTCCAAAATAATTTATTGAAAAATATAGTTTCATTTTTGTATTGTAAAAATGGAAAATATTAAATCTCAAAAAGAATTTCTTTCAAAAATGCTCGAACTTATTCCAGATTTGGAATCGAATAGACATATGCGTATTCTGAATGTAGAAAATATATATTTTTCTAAAAATTGATAGTAAAACAACTTACAATATTTAATCATTTAACTGATACTTTTTAGAAAATGGAAAAATCAAAAGTTTCAAAGATAATAGAATATTATTTACGTGAGTTAGCTGATTACAGTAGTTATCGACGTACGACTTGTGCGTTAATTGAATCACTGGTGCCATACACCAACACTGACATTACGGATTTGATTGCAAAACATATCAATGATATGATTGAAGAACATCGTCAAAAATGTTTATACATAGATGAGTTTATTCTGGATTGTTCTGAAAGTTCAAGAGATGAATTGAGGAAATATATCGATGGTTTGAAAATGACTGTGGAATTTCTTCAAGAGGATATTGAGAAGTATCAACAAAAAATTGAGGAACTTACGAAACCAATTCCACCTCCTGAGACTTCGGAAGAAATTGATAGCAGATTTCGAAGGGTAGTCCATAAAACTAATGTGGAATTGTTTTCAAAATTATTCCCGTTTTTGCTTGGAAGAGTTGAAGAATTGCGAAAAATGGTCAGTTGTCATGATTGTTCTTCTCCGAGTCTTCTTCAAAATATTTGGTCAATCTTGAAATTAGATGACAGAGAGGCAATTTTGAGAATAGAAAATTACTTTGAAGACAAAACCAGAGAACAGATTCTTTCCGACCACGGACTCGTAATAATTCTGGCTATATCAAATATTGTTGGATATTCTGGAGAAGATCAACGTTCAATGAAAGGAAATTATCGGGATGACACATGGATGTTTGATGAATTGTTTGTGGAAGACCCCAAATTTGGTTTAGTTAGTTTTCCATCTCTGGTTTATAGAGCATTTGAGCATCATTTCATCCAAAGCTCATTACTCATTGAAGATGAATCTACAAGAGCAAAATTGAATTCTTCACTGAGATGTATGAACAATTTCTCAAGACGCTTAAATGATATCAATCAAGACGTTTTATTGACAATGGATTGTTCATCGGTTTCATCAGATGGAAGAAGAATGTTATTTGCTGATAGATACTTTCTCTGGGTTCCAGATATTTGGCATGTTCTACCAACACCATCAGAAAAAAATTTGCTTTCTGAAAGAGGACTATAATAAATAGATTATATTTATAAAAATTGATGGTTAAAACAATTAAATATTTATTCTTTTACCTTCTCTTTATCAAAATGACCGAAGAAAAAACAAAAACTGAAACCGCGACAGAGTTTACGATAGAAGACTCTAATGAAGATCGGATAAAGAGATATAAGGAACGTATTTCTCTTTTTGAAAGATGCCAAAAAACTTGCACAACTGCTGTATCAGGACTCGAATCCTTATGCAGCAGATTTTTTGAAAATCAAGAAGAAATTCGAAATATTGTAGAGAAAGTATATCATCAAAATGCTTATGATCCTACTACGAATATGGTTACACCTTTCGGGAAGGACCCCATCATTTTGGATGATTACATTAAAATTATGAAGAACAAAATTGATTCATTTGATGAGCATATAAAAAAGCTCCAAGAAGAACTCGCAAAACTTCTCCCAAAACCCTCTATACAGGAAATTAGTGATATGCATAGAAGAAATATCAATGGAATACATCGTTCTATCATTCCACAATTGATGGTGATGTTGCTTAAAAGAGTTTCAGATTTACGAAGGAATCTTACTGAGACGGCGCAAGAGCCTGAGTCAGCCGATTCTTCAAGTGAAGCAACAGCATCTTCGCCTTCTCCTTCTAAGAAACTTCTTCAAAAGATTTTTTCAATGTTGGAAATAACTGATTGTGATGCGATTGATCGAATCAATGATGTCTTTGATGAGAAATCAGAAGAAGAGATTCTTTCCGATTATGGACTCGCGATAATTCTTGCATTGTCAAATATTGAAGGATATTCTTCTCGCGATTGTTTCGAGTATATTCGTTCAATGAAAGGGATGTTTTTGGATGATGACTGGATGTTCAGAATGCTTTTTAAGAGTAATTCTGAGTATGATTTGGTAAGTTTCCCATGTCTCTTTTTTAGAGCATTCGAACATCCTTTCATTCAATGCTCACTAACCTTCGAGAATTCTTGGGATAAAGATGAGTTGAAAAAGAATTTGCGCTATATAAACGATTTTACGCGAAGCTTTCATGATATAAATCATGAGGTATGCTTGACCTTTGATGACCGTTGGTCGTCCCGTCACAATTTATTGCCAATATCTCCATATCTTTTACATGTAGGTTCTCTTTCGAGTATTCTGAAATTGGAAGATTCCGAATAGTTTCACATTGATTGTGAAAAATTATAATATAAACACTTGTAACAATCAAAATCTTAAATTAGATATTAGTCGTTTCTCATTCCACAAATTCCGCAATGATAATAGGTCTTCATTGCGGGATGTATCATTGTTTATTGCATCAAAAATAATATTTATATCATTTTGTTGAATACGCATATTCAACAAAATCTTGACACTTCGTGTTGTCATTGGATACAAGTTTGAGCCTTGTATAACTTGGTCTAATTCTCTTAGAAATTTAATGAATGACATTTTGAGAAGCGAATACCTAAAATATATTAAGTTTTTACCATCATTTTTTTATTATAAATTATATGAGAATATTATCATATAATCTGTTTTGGAGAGTTTTTGACTGTCATGGTCAATTCCGGCGATGTATATATAAATCTGAAAATGTATGTGTTCGAAATATTCGGGATATCATCATGGAAATTGGAAAGGAACCCAATGAAATATATCCGGACTACGATTTTATGTCATTCCAAGAGGTCAGTATAAAACAGATAATGAGAATGGATTTCCAGAGCGGGTTCATTAATAACTATAAAATTGTGTATATGAATGTCGGTAATAACACAGTTTCCATATTTTATAATAAAAAATACCACCTTATTAAAAAGATAGGCGGGAATTTAACAAAATCGCGGGACTCTCGCCCATTTTTAATTGCGGTATTTAAGGAGAAAATTATCTATATTACAATACATTTTCCCCATAATAATTTCAAAGATGTATTGAAGTCTATTTTTATGATATTACGGACTATACCCCAATATTGGGATATGAGTTATAATATAATATTAAGTGGGGATTTTAATCACGTTCCGGACCTAAATTATTTAAACCAGCTCGAACTCGTTCGAAAATTTTACAATACTCCGACACAGTATACGTGTTGTAGAGAGAATCGATTCGATAAATATGAAAAAAAATATGATAATATTTTTACAACATTCGGACCAGCGCTCGAATATAAGACTCTTTCAAATCCAGAAAAATACAATATCAACAATGTTCCTCTTATGTCAGACCATCTCCCCATCTACTGTAAAATACCGAATACTTTAACGGCGGGATGATTTTCATCTCCGACATACCAACACATCCGCTTCTTGTCCCATTTTGCGCCCATCTCCTTCGCTTTTTCGCGCGCCTGATAGGAAACTCGCAAACAGAACTTGGGTTGCTTGGCGGCCGGTTCGACCCCGATTGCTTTGGAAGCTAACGCATCTGCGCGTTCATTTCCGATGGAATGCGCATCCTGCTTACCGGTATGTGAAAAAACATGGTGAAATGATACGTTCGGCCGCAATAGAGAAAGACCCTGCTTTATTAATTCAATATTGGGGACTGGTTGGAGGAATCCCTGCTTCTCTAATTTGCGCCCGTAAGTGGTCATACATTTGATCGAGTATTCGGCATCTGTATGAACGACTACTTTTGCGCCGGTCTGTATTTCTTGCTTTAATATGATTAGTGCCGTAATTATTGCGGTAAGTTCGCCGGTGTTGTTCGATTGCTTTCCGACAACCCTCTTAGAAACATTACGGGGGTCATTTTCTCCGAAGTAGACTCCAATTCCGGCCTTCGCATTTGGTTTTCCATTGTGAATACAACTTCCATCTGTATATACGTCGATATGTGCGCTCATTTTTTGTATTTGGTGTGGTTGGTATGGTTGCGTTTTTATAGTAGATATACTGATTGTTTTAATCTCTTTTTTTTGTTCAGGTTTTTGTTCAGGTGCGCCGTATATATTCCAGAAATCCGTTATTTTAGTAGATTTTGCTGGTATTGATGGAGCCATTATGTAATAGACGAATATTTTATTTTTCGTAAAAGGGCTTAAAAGAATCTAGATATATAATCTATAATTATGTCTGAACATTTAGATATAGAAGAAACTAGTGGATTAACAGAAATCCGAAAATTCGAGGATTTGAATTTATCCGATTCCCTTCTAAAAGGGATTTATGCTTATGGATGGGATAAACCGAGTGTTATTCAATCCAAGGCTATTTTACCCATAATTCAGGGTAATGATATGATTGCTCAGGCGCAATCAGGAACCGGAAAAACTGGAACATTTTCAATTAGTTCATTACACGTTTGTAATGAGAAACTCCATTCACCCCAAGTTATGATTCTGAGTCCAGTAAAAGATTTATCTATCCAGACTTGGAAGATTATTCGGATGTTGGGTCAGTATACCGGTCTGAAAACTACTCTATTAATTGGAAAAGGATTTGAGAAAGGAAGTGGAGAAGGTGGTGATAATACTCGGTTTATGGAGAGGGACGATATTCCGGAGCCCGATTATAAGTCGCAAATTGTTGTTGGAACTACTGGACGCGTCTGGGACAGTCTTCGTCGCAAGAAGTTGGACCTGACCCATCTGAAGCTAATTATTTTGGATGAGGCAGATGAGATGCTTTCAAAGGGATTTAAGGAGCAGGTCCAACATATTTTTTCGTATTTACCAGAGACAGCACAGATTGCTCTGTTTAGTGCTACAATGCCTCAGGAAATATTGGAACTTACTCAGGAGTTTATGAAAAATCCTGTGCGAATTTTGGTGAAATCAGAGAATCTGACATTGGAGGGAATTCGTCAGTTTTATGTATCGGTTAGTAATGAGGACCAGAAGTTTGATGTTCTGAGTGATATTTATGATACGATTAGTGTTAGTCAGGGAATTATTTTTGTGAACTCGAAGCAGAAGGCGATATACTTGAAGGAGCTTCTCGAAAAGAAGAATTTCATGATTGGTATGATTCACGGAGGATATAATCAGTATGAGAGGAATGATATCCTGATGAATTTTAAGTCGGGAAAGACTCGAATTTTGATTACGACCGATATTTTATCGAGGGGAATTGACATTCAACAGATTTCGCTGGTTATTAATTACGATATACCATTTAAGGTGGAGCCCTATTTACATCGTATTGGGCGAAGTGGGCGTTTTGGTAGAAAGGGGTGTGCTATTAATTTAGTGACGTATGATGACGCTTCTAATTTGAAGAAGATTGAGCGTTATTATGAGACATTGATTGAGCCACTTCCAATGAATTTTCTTGATGTTATTAAGTAATTTTTACGAATGATATCATATATTATTTTTCTCTGAATAAAATAGATTATAATGGAATTTATTTTAGT